TACGTAAGTATTTAGCTGCTTTGCATATCAACGCTAAGGAGGGAGTTGAACAAACACTACGTGAAGTTATCCGTACGGAAATCCGTAAGATGTTGAAAAAATCTTCTTAACCAAAAAAACACTCAATGGACAGTGACAGTAGTCAACAAGAAAATATCGAAGGAGACAGTAGCAACTTGGTGTATGATGCTCGCACTTTTTTTCAATCCTTTTGGGTTCGATATTGTACAGTATTGGTTAATGTTACTAACTGGAAGTTTATGGAGAGCCAATTTCGTTTTGTATTGTGTAGCGGGTGTATTCTTTGGATTATCTACGTACTTTCGATTCTTACATAAGAAGTATGACTAAGCTTAAGAGTATATTATCCGAAGACTTACGTGCCTGGTTTGGCAAAGGTGGTGCAGGAGGTGTAGGTGGTGGAGGTTGGGATAGATACAATTCTTCGGGAGATAGAGTTGGTAAATGCGGAGATGCAAAAGAAGGAGATCCTTATTCGGCTTGTTTATCAAAAGAAAAGGCTCGTAAATTAGGCAAAGCAGGTAGAGCTGTATTTGTAAAAAGAAAACGAGCTGCACAGAAAAAAGGTGGAGATGCTAAAAAAGGTGGTGAACAATCAAAAGGACAAAAACCTATAAAAGTGAAAACAGGAGCAAATGAGGAGATGACCCCACAACAATATCAACAAAAAGGTATGCCGTTTAAAGATAAAACTAGCATCAAAGTAGGAGAAAATCTATTAGAGCGTTTAAATTATCTACTAGAAAAGAATGTACCAACTAATCCAACTAAATGGGCCTACTACAAAGCACAAGCCAAAAAGAAATTTGACGTCTACCCATCAGCATATGCAAATGCATGGGCAGCAAAAAAATACAAAGCAGCGGGAGGGGGCTGGAAAAAAGGATGATTAAGTTAAAGGATTTATTGTCTGAGGTTGGCTTATCAGAAGCGTTTGCAACATCAAAAGAATTGCAAGCAACGGTAAACTATCTTAATGGTAAGAAACGCGTTTTACTATTAACTACATCTAACCGATACCAAATCCCAGAAGAAGAAAAGGATATACCAAAATCAACACAACTAGCACAAGTAATTAAAAAGGCATTAGGAGAGAAAGTGGTGTTGATTGATGTACCAGAACTGAAGATATATCCGTGTGAAGGTAATGTATCGAGAAGGGATGGAAATAGTTGTGGACTAAAGGATGCACTACTCAAATCAAAAACAAAAAACCCAAGTGGTAATCACAGATGCTGGGCATCCATTAATAACCCAGATGATGAACTCTGGAAAATATCTAAAGAGTTGTTTGAAAGTGACGCTGTAGTGTTTTTTGCATCAATACGTTGGGGACAAGCAAATGGATATTATCAAAAACTTATTGAGCGTCTTAATTGGATAGAAAACAGACACACTACACTAGAGGAGAATAATGTTGTGAAAAACATTGAAGCTGGTTTCATTTGCATTGGTCAAAACTGGAATGGTCCTGAGGTTGTTAAAACCCAAAAGCAAGTTCATGAATTTTACGGATTCAAAACACCAGACACACTTTATTGGAACTGGCAGTATACAGAGGATGAGCTAGATGAAACGCAAGAGTCGTATAAAAAATCAGCATCAGAGTTTAAAAAAACCTTTAAGATCTAAATACGTACTATTTATTAAAAACAGACAATACCAAGTAAATGAAACTTGTAAACTTAATACCGCTAAAAGAGTATAGTGTGGAGGACGCATCCGCAAACACTCCAGAACTAATTGCACAACCATACTTTCGTGAATTTCAAGCAGCTCACGGATATTTACCTGTATTCCAATACTTGGGTACAAAAGGTGAAGAGCATATATTTGTAGCCGAATTAAACAAGTTTGGCCAACTGGATATGATCATAAGCTATGCAAAGCTGTTTGCAAAAGTAACCGATAAATATGCCGTTTTTGGTATTGTTTATGTGTTGACTGGTTTAGAAGAGTTTGATGCAACAGTTTGCAAGATGAAAAAGAAAAATGGCCAAATAGAGCGTATCATGTTTGATAACAAAGACAAGAAAAACTTTGACGCCAAAACAACTAACTTTGTTGACCTATTAGATAAAAAATAAATATGAAAGCTAAACAAAAACTCGCAGAAGACTTGTTGCGTAAGTATATTCGCACACAAATTAAATCTTTAATGGAAGCTGAGGAACAAGAAAAAACTCCAGCTGAAGAACAACCAGCGCAAGAGGAACCAGAAACAGAGGAAGCTGGTTTAAGTCCTGAGCTACAAAAGGCTGTTAACTCCTTTGTTGCCAAACTCAAAAGCTCAACCGACTCAGTTGGATCTGAAGAGTTGGTAGACATGATTGGAACTGTGATCACAGCGTTCGTTGATTCGAGCGAAATCAGAATGAACATTCTTAAAAACATAAAAACAAATATCGTACGCTAATGAAAACTAAGCACATAATAAAAAAGCTGCAAGAAGACACCGAATATCAGGAGTTTTTCAAAAAAGCTATGAAAAAGTTTGGAATCAACTCTCCAGCCGATTTTAAAGACGATGCAAAGAAAAAGGAGTTTTTCGACTACATCGACAAGAACTATAAAGCAAAGGTTGAAGAAAACACATATATGATGTCAACTGATCCAGCTGTCAAGTCTAAAGTTGAGATGGTAATTAAAACTTTACAGGATATTGAAGTAGATGGTGAAACAATGCAATACATTCTTGAAAAAGTGGGAATGGACGAGCAAATGCTGCAACAGCTAACACCAGGCGGAATACGATAACAATGAGAGCAGAAAGATTAGCAGTTATTATACTAGCCAGCGTAGTTGTTGCGTTTTTGGTGTACATATTGTTTTTTAGCTCGTCTATAAACATAAACGACATCACCGCCGAAGAGCAGCGAATAGACAGCCTCAATCGTGTTATTGAGAATTTAAACAAGCAGCATGTTATACAAGACAGTATTATAGGAGCTTACCATAATCAGGTTGATTCGTTGAATAAGCAGGTTAATATTACTAAGAGTAAAATCACACAAATAAAAAAGGAATATGGTAAAAAAACTGATATTGTTAGGAGTTATAATCCTACAGAGCTTGACAGCTTCTTCACAAACAGATACAAGTAGGTTTGAAGATCCAAATTGTAAAACAACGTTGCCCTGTCACGTTGCAAAACAAATTGCAATTGACTTAACAGAAGGCGATGCGGCAAAAGCTACATTAGTTGAAACAGAAGCTTTAGTGCAGCAACTCGAAACAAAAATAACACTGCAGGATAGTGTGGAAGCGGCGCGTGTACAAAAAGAAAAGATATATAACGACCAAATAACAGTTTATAAAGCGCAACAAGAAGAGTATCAAAAAGTAACTAAAAAACTAAAAAGAAGTAATAAAGCGTTGTCTATAGGAGTAAAGGTATTAGGAACGGTGTCGGGTGCTGGTGTAATAGGCACTATTGTAGGTTTCCTACTAAAATAACAAGAACTAGTTACGTATGGCAGAAGAGAAGAATCTCAAAGAGATTATTAAGCAGGAGTATATTAAATGCGCACGATCCGCCTCCTACTTCATGAAAAAATACTGCATGATCCAACACCCCACCAAGGGGAAAATTCCATTTCACCTATTTCCGTATCAGGAGGATGCATTACAAGACTTCCAAGACAACGATAGGATCATTATATTAAAGTCACGGCAATTAGGTATATCAACACTTATAGCTGGATACGCTTTATGGATGATTTTATTTCAAAACGATAAAAACTGTCTTGTAGTTGCGATTGATCAAAACACGTCTAAAAACCTTGTAACAAAGGTAAAGGTGATGTTTGACAATTTACCAAGCTGGTTAAAGCTAAAAGCGGTTGAAAGTAATAAATTATCAATAAGACTATCAAACGGCTCTCAAATTAAAGCCGTATCAAGCACAGGCACATCAGGACGTTCTGAAGCATTATCGCTTGTTATCATAGATGAAGCTGCGTTTGTAGATGGTGCAGAAGACTTGTGGGCATCACTACAACAAACACTATCAACCGGTGGTCAAGGTATTTTATTATCCACACCTAATGGAACTGGTAACTTTTTTCACAAAATGTGGACAAAAGCAGAGGCAGGGGATAACAAGTTTAAAACACTAAGACTACCTTGGCAAGTACACCCAGAGCGAGATCAAGCTTGGAGAGATAGACAAGATGCGGAGTTGGGAATAAGACTAGCTGCGCAGGAGTGTGACTGTGATTTTTCCACTTCCGGTAACACAGTAGTATCACCTGAGTTGATATCATACTACATGCAAACCTACGCTCAAGATCCAGTTGAAAAGCGTGGATTTGACAACAACATATGGATTTGGGAAATACCAGATTACACTAAAAATTATATTGTAAGTGCGGACGTAGCGAGAGGTGATGGATCGGACTATTCTGGGTTTCACGTTATTGATGTGGAAAGTTGTAGACAAGTTGCTGAATATAAAGGACAGTTAACAACCAAAGACTTTGGTAACATGCTCGTTGCAATAGCAACAGAGTATAATGATGCACTACTTGTTGTGGAAAATGCAAACGTAGGATGGGCAGCACTACAACAGATAATCGATAGAGGATACAAAAATCTATACTACACATACAAAAGCGATGTACTAGACTCAGATAGATTCTTAACTAAAGGATATGACTTGTTAAGCAAGGCAGACATGGTAGCTGGATTTACAATGAGTCATAAAACAAGACCACTTGCAATATCCAAGATGGAGTTGTATATTCGCGAGAAAAGCTGTATAATACGCAGTAAACGGTTGCTCGAAGAGTTGTATGTTTTTATTTGGAAAAATGCAAGACCAGAAGCAGCACAAGGATATAATGATGATTTGGTTATGAGTTTTAGTCAAGGTTTGTGGGTACGCGACACAGCGTTAAAATTAAGACAAGCTGGTATTGAGATTAACAGAGCTGCAGTATCAGGGATCAAGTCAACTGTCTCAGTGTATAAACCAAGACAGGACAGTAATCCATGGAGCATACGCGATTCTAAAGGTAATCAACAAGACATTAACTGGCTTCTATAACAACCGACTATTTATTAAAAATGTACTTTAATGGCTGAAAACACAACGCTTTTTAGTAGGCTACAAAAACTCTTTAGTACGGATGTAATTATCCGTAACGTAGGAGGAAACCAACTAAAGGTAATAGATACAGCTCGTATTCAATCGGACGGAAACATTGCAACCAACCGAAGAGTAGACCGTTTCTCAAGACTATTTTCCTCAATACCAGGATTTTCATATCACTCAGGCCAATTACAACTATATACTCGACTAGAGCTGTTTAGAGATTATGAGGCAATGGACACAGATAGCATCATATCTTCAGCACTAGATGTGTATGCTGATGAGTGTACTGCAAAGAATGAGTTTGGTGATATGTTGTCAATTAGTTCGGGTAATGAGAAGGTGCAACAAGTTTTGCACAATCTGTTTTACGACATAATGAACATTGAGTTTAACTTGTGGCCTTGGATAAGAAACACACTGAAGTATGGCGACTTTTTCTTGAAACTTGACATAGCTGAGCGGTATGGTGTAATTAACGTAGATCCCATATCACCATACGAAATGATTCGTGAGGAGAACTTTGATCCGGCAAACCCACATAAAGTGAGGTTTAAGCGTGATTACACTGCGTTATCATCACTCACACACATGGCAGCTTCAAAAGAGACCACACAAGAGTATGATAACTACGAAGTAGCACACTTTAGATTACTTACAGATACAAACTTTTTACCATACGGTAGATCAATCATTGAACCATCAAGAAAGGTTTGGAAACAAATCACATTGATGGAAGATGCGATGTTGATTCATCGTATTATGCGCGCACCAGACAAGCGTATCTTCAAGATTGATATTGGTAACATACCACCAAACGAAGTAGATGCGTTCATGGAGTCCATGATCAGTAAAATGAAAAAGGTACCTTATGTTGATCCAGAAACCGGTCAATATAACCTCAAGTACAACATGCAAAACATACTTGAAGACTTTTATTTACCAGTCCGCGGTGGTGAAAGTGGAACTTCCATAGAAAACTTAGGTGGTCTCAACTACGATGGTATAGCAGACATCGAGTACTTAAAGAATCGTTTGCTTGGATCGTTGAAAATTCCAAAAGCATACTTAGGATACGAAGAGGATACCTCAGGGAAAGCAACACTTGCATCGCAAGATTTTCGTTTTGCACGGACAATTGAAAGAATACAAAAAATTATTGCATCCGAGCTATATAAGATAGCTGTTGTGCATTTATATGCTCAAGGATTTACTGACGAAGATCTCGTAGACTTCACACTATCACTCACAGCACCATCTTCAGTATACGAAAAAGAAAAGATTGAGCTGTGGTCAACAAAGGTAACACTTGCTGGAGACATGGTGGATAAAAAGTTATTTAGTCGTGCGTGGATATACGAAAACGTATTCAACATGTCTGAAACTGAGTGGCTTAAAGAGCAAAACAGACTTGTGCAAGATGCAAAGGAACAGTTTAGATTGGAACAAATTAAAACTGAAGGCAACGACCCAGTTAAAACTGGTCAGTCGTTTGGTACCAAGCACGACCTTGCAATGTTGTATAAAGGAGATGGTGGAGTTCCTAAGGGATATGATGAGAGAACGAGTGAAATGCCTCCAGGAGGTTGGCCAGGTGCTGGACGTCCAGAAGAGCCAGGAACACACGGTACACACGAACATCCACTAGGATGGGATCCACTTGGAAACAAGACAATTGGCAAAGTGTACGAGCAGTCTGAGTGGAGAAAGTACTTATCTGAGGGTTTTGTATCTAGTGTAAAGGAGGCTTATACAAAAAAGCAAGCGTTAAAGGAAACTTACAGCGACAATCAAGAAGAAACCTTTAATTTATTGGACGAAAGTAACATTTTACCAGAAGAATAAGAAAAACACGACATATTTATTACTAGATGAAAAAATCAACGCATTCCAAGATCAAGAACACAGCAATTCTGTTTGAACTGCTGACTCGTCAAGTTGCGGCAGATACAATGAAGGGTGTTGAAAGATCACCAGCTTTAACTATTATTAAGGAATTTTTTAAAGCTGATACACCACTTGCAAAGGAATTGATATTATATCAAACCTTGACTAACGAAAAGTACAATAACGCAGAAAAGGCAAACTATCTGCTTAATGCTGTAGTGAAACTACGCAACAAGCTCGACACAAAAACACTTGCCGAGCAGAAGTATAACTTGATTAAAGAAGTTAAAAAGCACTACGATCTCAAAGAGTTTTTCAAAACTAACCTCACAGAGTACAAGCTGTATGCATCCATATATCGTGTATTTGAAGGTGTTAGTGTGTCAAAGGTTGCAGAAGTAGTACAAAGTCGCTACACGATTGTTGAGCATCTTAACAGAAAGGGTGGTAAAATTAGCGAAGCTGTAGAAACAGTTGTAGATGACTATCTTAAACAAGACGAAGAAGTGAGATTGCTAGCTTATAAGTTGATGATCGATAAATTCAACGAGAAATACGCTGGATTATCAACAAAGCAAAAGGCAATCTTAAAGGAATATATAAGCAACGTATCAAACACAGTTGCATTGAAAGAATTTTTAGTAGCAGAGAGTAAGGCAGTGAGCACCTCAATCAAAAAGCTATTACCAAAAGTACAAGACCAGATCACCACTATTAAATTGACAGAGGTCTGCAATTTGGCATCCAAGCTAGAAAAAGTTAAATCTGTGAAGGAAGAACACGTGCTTTCTCTGCTACTTTATCACGAGCTATTGAAAGAGTTAAAAGATGTCAAGTAAAAAACTTACAGCACAGGAGATATTAGAAATCCGCGAGTATGTAAAAAAACTACGCAAGGAAGGTAGTACGTCGGCACAAGGAGTTCCTGGCTATCAAACACCGGCAGCATTTACTGGTGAGGAAGGTGGTGAAGGAACAACTCAACTAGATCTTGGTGATGGACAGTATGCATACACAGAAAAACCACCAAAAAAGAAAAGGCATTTCATAAAGCTACATGAAGTCAGCTACAAAGCGTTTAAGCAGGATGAAAGTGCTAATGCGGTACAAAAAATCAATCGCAAGATACTTGAGGTGAATAAAATGATCGGAGAAATTTCACGATCGTTAGACCACAGCATCAAACTAAAAAACGAAACATCGCTAGATAACTCAGCTTATTGGAAGCGCACAAACGAAGCAATACTAAAAATTAGCAAGAGGTTGAGTGAGGTAAACAAGAAAGCACGCAAACTTGCAAACCTTAAAGAATTAGCCCAAGCCGATTTAAAAAATAAATTAGCTGGATTGTTTGTAAAGGCTGGTATGGATGTGAAAGGTGAAGATATTACAATGAACAAAGTTGGAACAGAACAGTATGAGATTGATGTGTTTTTACACGGTGAACCATACGCAATCGATTACAACAATGGTGAATTAGTGTTTCAAGATTACGATAAAGAAGTTAGACTTGGAAACATTAACCAAGAATCTGAACTAATCAAAAACATTGCACAAACATTAGGAGCATGAACAAACAAGTAATAGTTGACTTTATAGGCTCGATTGAATACACACCAGAGCAGATTAACGAATCGTTAACAAAAAATAACGGTAAGTTGATTGTTAGTGGTATTATGCAAAGAGGTAGTACAGACGAGCAACGGGCGTTTAATCAAAATGGAAGAAGCTATCCACTGCCAATACTTAGGCGTGAAGCCGATAAGTATAAGCGATCATTCATAGCAGAACGCAGAGCATTAGGTGAACTGGACCATCCAGAATCCCAAGTTGTGAACCTATCAAACGTGTCTCACAACGTGTTAGATTTGTGGTGGAGTGGTAATGATCTGATGGGCAAAATTGAAATACTACCAACACCATCTGGAAACATAGCAAAGGAGTTGTTAAAGGCAGGTATTCGTTTAGGAATTTCTTCTCGTGGAATGGGTAGTGTAAAAAATCTTGGAGAAGGCAAGGTAGAAGTACAAGACGACTTTGAAATTGTTTGCTGGGACTTGGTAAGTAATCCATCTACACAAGGAGCTTTTATGAACAACCTTAACGAAAGCAAAAGTGTTGTTAAAGTTGACAAGTATTCAAAAATCAATTCACTAATTGGTGACATAATCTCATTAATGTAATAAACATGAAAACACAAGAACTTAGAAAACTTATCCGTGAGGAAGTAAAAAAGGTAATAAAAGAAGAAGAATACGTAGTAGACTTCAAATATATGAAACCATTTGCACAAGATGTTGCACAAGCTATTAAGGGTTTGCAAGTACTAAGTGATAAGATTGAAACAGTAGGTCCTTTGAGTGAGGATATCGTTGATGCATTGGAGTCATTAGAAGGACTTTATAACAAGATTAAACAAGCTAGATAATATGAAACTCAAGAAAATTAAAGAAAGCATTGACCAAAAGCTTGAATTAAACGAGAAGGCAGCATTTCTAGAAGAGGTGGCTAAGTTTAATGAGTATGGTGCAAAAATCTACCGTACAGAAGATTTGCGTGAAGCAGCCAGTGCAATTAACAAAATTGTGGAAAACGCTGAACGCATAGCATTACAAGAAACTGAAGAGTGGTTTGATGAGATGACTGTTAAGCGTAACATGAAGGCTTTAAAGTCTAACAATGAGCAGTTTATGAAAACTGTAAAGGAAGTATCAAAGCTGCAACAGCGGTTAGAGTCTTTATACGAGGAAATGGGACACACACTATCACGCTACTATGAAATCCGATAAGAAACGTTTACAGGAATACATACGCCAGATTGTGAAATCTTACCTTTACGAAGCTGAGAAGGAGGAGGGTGGTAAAGATGAAGGTGGTGAAGAAAACCCCTTTGCAGCAGGAGAAGGAGGTGGTGAAGATGCAGCTGCTGGAGGTGAAGAGGAAAAACCAGCTGATGATAAGGAGGGAGGTGAGAAAAAAGACAAAGCAGCTGAACAACCAGCAGGAGTACCTATTAAGTTTGACGTTAGTAAGGTTAAAAAGTATAATGACGCAAACTTTCTCAGTGATAGTGGTGTTGTGAAAAGCATCAGCAAAAAAGGCGTTGTTGTAACGGTAGAACCGGATCAAGTTGACGTATTAGTGAACTTTGACGATATTAGTGAAAACGTAAAAAAGTTTTTTAAAGCTCGCAAATAATGATCAAGCTAAAAGACTTATTAACAGAACAACAAGAAGAAGCTGAGTCCAAGGAGTTGGAACAAGCAATGGGTGCAGCATTCACAGCACTTGGAAACGAATTCAAAAACAAAGAAGCACAAATCAAGCAAGACGTTAAACAAAGCGACTTGCAAATAACCGAAGCCATCACAGTAATTTCCGTTATAGGTTTTATTTTAGCTTTGCCTAAAATGACGGAAATGCTTGTAAAAGCTCTATCAAAATTAGTAAACACGTTTAAAAAATTAGTAGGAAAGGGAGAGGGCAAGAATGATCCAGAAGGTGTTGCTAAATTAATTATTGATGGAACACACAAGTGGCACAAAGCATACATAAAAGGTTTAAAGTGGATTCTTAAAATATCTGGTACCTTTGACAAAGCTGGGATAAAAGGTGATGCTGCGCAAACAAAGGCGGCAGAACTTGTATACTACACTATTATTGCACTATTAGCAGTGTATAGTGGTGTAGCGGCTGCCGGAGCCTTTAAGTCAGCAATTGCAAACAGTGGTGTATCAGATTTTTCATTAGCCACCTTTGAGTCTGTTCTAACCGCAATCAAGTCGGGTGAGGTACAGGAATTTGCAAAAAAGTTAGCATTAGTTTAATTTTTTTACAACTTTTTTACAACAAAAAACACGTTTTGGTTTTTTTGTGACTAGTTATAGTTGAATACGCTATCCATATAGCGTCCTATGAAAGTATTACATTTATAGCCCTTTAATGGCTGTAGGACGTTTGTCAATCAAAAATTATTATGAACAAACTATTGAAAGATGCAATCGCTGACGCTAAAGCCGTACGCGAAACTGCACTCGCTAACGCTAAAGTTGCTTTAGAAGAGGCATTTGCACCAAAATTGCAGTCCATGCTATCTCACAAAATTAAAGAAGAGATGGAAGATGAGACTACAGATGAGGAAATGCACGATGAAGAAGCAATGGAAGTTGCGAAGATGCAAAAAATGGCCGGAATCAAATCCGAAGCAGATGATGAAGTAGCCGACGAAGCACCTGCTGATGAAGCACCTGCTGAGGAGGCTGATTTTGAATCTGAGGAGGACTTTGAAGAAGAGCCTGCTGAAGACGAGGGGTATGATGATGAGGCTCCAGAAGGAGATGAAGAAGTTTCTGACGAAGATTTGGAAGAAATTCTTCGTGAACTGGAAGGTGAAGATGAAGCTGAAATGGAAGAATCTGAAGATCCAGATGCCGTTCAAGTTGATGAAACTATGGATGCCGCTGAGGATGAGGAAGTTGACCTTGAAGAAATCATCAACGCTCTAAGAGAAGAAGAAGGTGAGGAAGCTGAACACGAAGAGGAAAAGCACTCTGCGAAAGACGATGAGCTTGAAGAAGCTTATGGTGTAATTAAGTATCTGCGCTCTAAACTCAACGAAGTTAACTTGCTTAACGCCAAGCTGTTGTTTGTTAACAAGTTGTTCCGTAAAGGTAACTTGAACGAATCGCAGAAAGTTAAAATCATCGAAACTTTTGATCGTGCTAAAAATGTACGCGAAGCAAAGTTGATTTACGCTACACTGTCTGAATCAATCAGCAAAACAAAAGCTGCACCTGTTGCACCAGCACGTAAAAAAATGACTGAAGGTCTTGCTTCTGCTCCACAAAAGAAGACCCAAATTATTTCTGAAAGCAATGGTATCTACAACCGTTTCAAAACCCTTGTGGAGTACAACTCAAACAATCGTTAATTAACCAATTAAACCCTTTTAAAAATGAATTTATTCGAAAACATGGGCGAAACTAACAGAGGCGCAGAAGTAAAGCCTCTTATCGCC